GGTAAACTTCTTTTAGAAGTGTCTTGACTCTATCTTTCTTCAGTTCAAAATCAGAGTCTTCAATGTATTTATTAAGGAGAGTTAAAGTATCTTCAATTTTTTCGCCATCTAAATCTACTTCTTTATCGTTGATCTCTGTGTTTTCAACTACTTTCAAGTCTATGATCCCAGCCTTCATAAGTTTATCAAGGAATTTATCATACTGTAACTGACTTGATCTAGATCTAACAAAAAGTTTTACAATCTTATCCTTATACAGATGTGCTTTGAATAACTCTGCTGGGGTATCATTGTAGTATATTTTTTCAAATATATGATATGTATTTTCTACAAACTCAATTTCACCTGTCTCTGTGTCCAGAATACTAAAACCTCTCTTATCACCACAATCATTCCAATACATTTCATAAGGATTGCCTAGGTAGAATGTATGTCCATCATTGCTTCTAGTGTGATAGTGTCCTGAGAATACTGTGTCAAACTTTTCTATGATCCCTGTGTCAATTCCTCCTTGTTGAACCATGCCTGGATACAATTCAAATCCAGTGAGTTCAAGATGTCCAAAGGCAATCTTAGCATCAGACTTATCTATTGCTGCAAGAGTCTCCTGATAGTTGTCATCACATATCCAAGGTAACATCATTGCCTTGAATCCATTGATGTCATAGGTATCTGGTGAAGATATGGGAACTATGTTGTCATAGTGTTCTAAAAGTAGATCAATAGAATTAATTTCATTTGTATTTTTATAGTAGACATCATGATTACCCACAAGTTGCCATACTTTCACGCCCAAATTTTTGAACTTATCATATACATGATCTTTTGCCCAATCAAGTGACCAGTAATCTATATTCTTTCGGTTATCAAAGGCATCTCCCATATGGATACAGTGTTTGATACCTCTCTTTTCTAGTTCTGGAAAGAATATGTTGTCGTAAAATTTTTGAAAGAAGTCATGAAATATCTTACTACCCCTTCTACCTCCGAAGTGAGTATCAGTTATTATCGCTATCTTCATTGTTGTTGTTGCTCCGCTTGTTCTTTCATGTATTCTTCTCTACCATCTTTAGTAAAGACTTTCTTCTCATAATCAAAATGAGGATGTGGTTCAGCAGATACCACTGGATCTTTTGTTTTATTTTTGATAACAATAAACCTGTCTGCAGCAAATGTCCCTGCCAACTGAACTACAACTTCATCATCATCTTTCCAGTTAATACTACCATCTTTCTTAGTGTGTAGCATTGCTTCTTGTATCTGGTCAATTAGTTCTTGTGTCAGCTTCATTGATTCATCTTTGTTTGTACTGCTTCTTTTATTGAATTGTAATCACTAGAATAGCCGCCATCATCATCAACGTGCATAACCTCATCATACCCCGACTTCTCAATGATCTTTTCACGGATCTCCATTTGTTTTTTCTCTTTCTGTATACGTCTGAGGAAAGCATAGTGTATGATTTGAGTGAAGTAAGCAAAAGGATTCGTAGATTTCTCTGGATTGAAGTTATGTATATACTGAACGCAGTTCTCGATGCCATCAGATATCATGTCCTCCCTAAACATATAGTTTACGAAGTTTGGTTTATATGACAAGTGAGTCGCGATTTTTACGAAACACTCACCAAGATAGTTTGTAATTCTAGGTTTGGGGTCTCCCTTCTCTTCTGCCTCTTTTACGTCAGCCTTATACTGTACGATGGCGTATAGGAATTCTTTATTGTTAACGTAATGTTCAGATCTTGCTCTTTTCCTTTTTGGAGCACCTGTCGTTTTTGCTTTTGCAGGCATTCTATGTTACCTCTTTTGTTAGTTTTAGTATACCATAAAACAGGACGCTTGACAAGTCATTGAAATAGATGTACAATAGCTCTGTCAGAGCGCAAGAGCAATTTAGCTATCTATATCACTCTGAGGCTTTTTATATATTTTCTCTAGAGTCTCTCTAGCTTTCTCGACTGAAATTACATATCCCATTTTCTTTGTGACTTTTATCTTTTCTGATGAACCACCAGCAAGATTAGTCATAATAAATCTTTGATAATAGGCGACGACCTCGGAGTCCTCCTGTGCTTCAACTACAGTGATGACTCTATCCATTGGAATGATAATAATACCCTCAGTAGGCATGCTTCTCAACCATGGCATCATGCGGAGACCTTCATGAGATCCATTCATACTCACTGTTTCGATCTCTACAGGATCACTTATAATTAAAACCGTGCGACCATTTTCCTCAGAAGGCATAACCTCCCCGAAAATTTCTTCCCCTGATACTAATTTAACTGATGCGTAGAATTCGTCTTCCATTTATTTTAGCTTGATATGGGACAGTTCATAATTAAAGTCTTCTTCTTTATATATTTTAATTCTCTCTATCAGATGATTCAAAGTATAGTTCTTTTTGGACTTAAATGTAATATCATCTGCGATATCATATAGCATTGCATGGGTTTTATCTTTAGATTTTCTTAGAACCCTACCAATACTTTGTAAATTGCGTATTCTACTCTTGCTAGGAGATGCAAAGATGACGTTATGTAAGGCCTTAATGTTAATTCCTGTAGAAAAAGTCCCATAAGAGGCAACAATGATTGCATTTGATTCTTTCTCCGTTATGGATCTAACCTGTTCTCGCTCTTCTCCGTCCACTCCACCATGTACATAGAATACTTTCCTACCATTCTCTACGCTACTATTTATTAAGTTGTATAATGGTTCACCATGAGCTTCAACTCTACTGTATAGGACTAGGGTGTTGCCTTTTAGAGTCAAAGTGAGGTTCTTGATAAACTCATTTCTCCTTTCATGTTCTATGATATAGTTCATTTCTTCTCTATATTCATCAAACGGGCGTGGTTCGTGTTTCAGTAGTATAATCCGTATGGATAACTTTGCCAGTTGTCCTTTGGCCTGTAGTTCTGATGTCTTTGTGACTTTGTATGATGGCCCAAAAAGTCCTTCTAAGACCCATTTATGAGTCTGTGTGCCACTCAATGTACCAGTAAAACCATATCTATATTTCGTATCCCTCATCTTAGACATGATGTTGATTAGCGACTTGGATTTAAACTGATGTGCTTCATCTCCTATTATAACATCAAATTGAGAAAACCATTGTCTATCCATCTTGTAGATAGACTGCCAAGTTGATATTGTTACACGTTGTTGTGCGTTCTTATCCCTACCAGAATATACTCTATGACAGTATTTTTCCACATCCCAACCATAATCAGTGAAGTCTTTATACATCTGCTCTACAAGAGAGGTGGTAGGAACTACAAGTAATATTCTTCTTTTTCTACCCACATGATAACGTGCAACAGCGTAGATCATGAGTGACTTACCTGACCCAGTGGGTGATATAATTAGCCTTCTATTGTTTCTAAGTGCATCAAATACACCATCAATTTGATAATCTCTTGGTTTATGACTAGAGATTGCAGTCATATAATCCCTTACGCCCTCTAATGATATCTCTTCGTTCTCTTCAAATGGAGCTCCGTAAGTTTCGTTCTCTAAAAATTCTACATTATAGTCTGCCTTCTTAGCCCAAGAGACTATTTTATCTAACAATCCTACATATACTTCTCCAGTAGCAGTAGAAAATAATCTTATTTTACCATCCCAATGACGACTCCTGTATTGCGGCATGAACTTTGCGCCAGGAACATCAAATGTAAAGTAATCTGATAATTCCTGTTGTACATGAGGTTCTGCATCTACCGTAAGATGCACTTCATTCTTTTTGGCAATCTTAAGACTAGTCATAACCCATTTGTAAATCGTTGCCATTCAATGGCATTCTTGATTTGGTAGGTTCTGTTTTGGATGACCTTGAGTATACTTTCCAAATAATCTAACATTATCTGGTAATACTCTATCTTTGCTGTACATTTAATGAGATCTGCGTCTGCATCAAAGTATTTGTCTAAATCGGCCTTTAGAACTTTATAATCAAAAGGTTTTTCAGCGTATACTTCTGGTGATGCTTTACCACTGTAGTATATCCACTTTTCCTTTTTCAATATTTTATATTGAGTCTCCTGTGCTTTTTGTAAAGTCAGGATATTAGTAAAAATTTTATAGTACTTTGCGTGTAAGGCTGGTGTTTTTGTAGATTCTGAGTGCAATAATTCATTATCTATAACCGAATCCTTGTCCCAAAGTTCTTGTATGAACTCAAGATTCATTCTCGATCAAACTCTCCACATTAAAAATAGTATATTTGAAAGTAGCTGTCGCCATAATATAATTTATATCGGTTGCATCAGCAGTAAATGGCACAGGTGTTAAAGAAGATGGAAACATATCTTTAAAATTTACCTTTGCTACTGGATTGAAGCTACTATTATATATTAACAGAGTTCCATCCGATCTGGCACCCATAAGTAAATCATCATTATTTGGATCTAGAGGAATTGATTCAGCAATAGTCTCAGGAAATCCAAGTGATCTCATCCATCTTTCTATCTGTAAATAGTTTTCTAGATTTTCATCAATAAAAAATTCAATATCTAGATCACCATAGTCCACTTTATCTCCAGGCACAGGAATATCTTTCAAGTAAGATGTCTGAATAGACACTCCTAGATTGATATTTGGTATTGAAACTGACTGAGAAAAGAAGTCTACCTTTGGTGTCTTAGCCAAATTGAACTTAAATCCAGCAGGCGATAGAAAATTTCTATTCGCAACTTGCCTAGAGAAGGCAGTAAATGTGTTATTACCAGTAACCGCCATGGGGTTTTACTTTTATTTAGCAGTTTTTATTGAGGTCTTCTGCCATGTTTCCACCTATATTAGCGCCTTGATCACCACCAAACATAGCCACCCAGCCAGCAGCGACCCAACCAACAAAGGGAATAGTACTAAGAGTAG